CGGCTGCTGAAAGTAATTAAAAGGTCTATCACCGTTTTCAATTAATCTTTTACAGTCGCTACTGGAGACATCATTCAGAATTGTTCCCTGCTGAGTGTATGCAACATATTTATTGCCTTTCTTCATACAACCGGCAAATACAGGTTTTGCCGTAACTTCATAATTAATGTTCGGCTGAATGCCAGAATCATCAAAAGGCTTGCTCGGATTATATGAGATATGAACAGTCTGTGGATTAGCTCCAGTAATGGAACCGCGATTAACTGTAAGATTCTCAAACCATGCGACACATTCAGGTTTTTCAACATTAGCAGCTTTACGACATTCAATATCAAGATTTGAATGCACTGTTGAACTCTGACCCTGTGCAGCAGTATCTTTAGCATCTGTTTTTTCTGTTGTCTTAGTTTGATGTGGCGTACCTGTAGCAATCTGTCTAACCACGTTATTTTCTTTTGAAAATGAACAAGTAAATAAAGCAATACATGCAATTAAGACAGACGTTAAAATCATAATAAAACGCCAAGGCAATCGGCGTTTATGTGTATGAGCAGTTGAAGAACGATAATATTTATAAAGATCACTAGGGAATACAAAAGTCGATTTAACTTCGGCAGTAGCTTTATTTTTAAATGCGTTAGGGTCAATCTTTACAGTTGACCATTCATATTGAGTAGATCGCTTAAGACCAAAAGAATTAACTAGATGTCTATGGTGACCAGTAACAGCACGAAAGGTCTTATGAACAAGGTCTGGAAACTGTGTAATACCGACAATATCAAAGCCCCGATGACGATGTATGGTTAAGTCTTTAACAATCGGATCAACTGCGCGAGATTCAGAAGAAAATACAGGAATATTCTGAATTTCATCATAAACAACAAATGAGCCGTCAGGTAATTTACGCCAATCCGCATCAGCCGGAATCGGTCGAATCGTATCAATTTCAAGCCCAGCAATATTTGTATAAATTGTTCTAACAGGACGAACTTTATTTAGTTTTAGATTATGTTCATTATTAACTCGTTCAATAATTTCATTATAAAAAATAGAACGAGAAAAATATTCTTCTATACGTTCAGATGATTTTAAGAAATCAAAATAGGTATTATCAAAGTGAAAAACCTGTTCTTTTAGATCAACACCTTGGCCTACTTTTCGAACACAATATAAAAAATCATCAGATATTTTTTTATCCTGGATAACCTTTAAATTAGTTTCATATATTTTGGGATTAAGAATGATATTTTTCTGATTAGTTTTTTCTAACTGAACAATATCACGAACATTAATTAAAGTTTTTCCTGCACCTGGAGTGCCAGTATCTAAACGTATCATTTTAAATCTTCTTTAATGCCAAATTACCAGCATTCAGTGAAAGTCTAGTCACGATTGCTGCAAGTACTGTTGAAAAGAAAATATCAAATCCAGCTAAATGAAGGATTGCAATCAAGTCACCCGGTATTCCATACGCTTGCTGTTGAACAGCATTTACAGCCTGTTGAAAAGCAACATAGGAAATTGAAGAAGTAGTAAGAGCAAGACCAGCACCAGTGAGAATATTTTTTAATGTTCCCTTTTGAATACTTTGTAAAATAGTAGATAAACTCATTCTGTTTTTACTCCACCAATAATTAAAGCAGCCACAAAAAATCCAACAAAGATAAGAACAGGCTTGGCAGTTGATACTGTTGTACAGATCGGCTCATATGAAATAGGCATTTTGATAACACCGACACCCATGTTTATTTCAGCTTGTCGATCATCAGGACACATGCCGCCGAAAGCTATATCTGTGTCTATATCTGGTTGTTCCTGATCAGGTATATCTAGTTCTGTATCTTCATTTTTCTCAGACGTAGCCCATTCTTTTGCTTCTGCCCATGACTGAGAAATTGAATTAGCCCAGCTATCAGCTTTTTGATTAGCTGTATTCCACCAGCTAGTTAATGTAATTGGAAAAGATATAACTGTTTGAGCAGCTTCGCAGACAAGAGGTGCCCAGCCGCAAAACGCGGGAAATTCTAGCTTTATGTTTGTGACATTGGGTTTATCAGGGTTTTGTGTCTGTTCACCCGTTGCAGTGTTTTCAGCTTCAATCGCTTTTGATGCTTCCAATTGCTGAACAATGGGAGCAGCTTTAGCACTGTCATTTTCTGCTTCATTAATTACATCTTGTGCAGCAGCAGTAATTGCTTGTTGTGCTGATGCATCACCACCGGCAGCATTAGAAATAACTTGAGTAGCAACAGTATCAAGAGGAATAGATTTCCGTTGATCTTCTGGAATAGTTGTGTCAGTAGTTTCAGGTTGACCGATAACACCAAAACCATCAACTACGCATTTGCCCTTAAGATCACCGGAATTAATATAATTAGTTTTTTTTACAAAGCTATGAGTGGGACCGAACAATTCAATAGCAAGATCAATACAAGATTGTTGAGCAGGTGAAACAGCAGAAGTATCCATATATGTAATTCGATTATTAGCAGGATCTAAAACCCAATCAACAGCACCAAGTAATTGCTCAACAGCAACAGAAAGCGCATAACCCGCAACACCGCCACGCAAGACTTTAGCAACTTGTGCAGCATTCGGCGTTATTTTTGCAGTGCCTTTAGCAATTTTTGAAGCACCGTTTAAGATGATTTCTTTTGTTCCGTTGACAATTGCAGAAGCACCAGAAGCAACTGGAGAACCCAAAGACCATCCGCCAAGACTTGCTGCATTGGCTTGTGTAATTAAATTAAAATAGAGAGTGAATGCAAAAAAGACAGAAAGAAACTTTTTCATTTAATCACTCTCCATATCCCATGTAATGCAATCCAAGGCACAATGACCAGTAACCAGTAAAAAATAGATGCTTCTTCCATACTCCCCCCTTAAATGAAAAACCCTGCCGAAGCAGGGAATTTCGAGCACTGATTACTTTGCACGTTTGACGTAAGCCCAACCCAAAAGCAACGCAACTACACCAGCAAGAATTGTTAGAATCGACAACACACCGGAAGAAACACCGCCCATTTCTGTTGAAATCTCAGTAAAGAGATCAGCAACACCAGCAGCATTAGCACTTGATGCAATTACCATTGTTCCTACAGCAGCACCAGCAGCGGCAAATGTAGGACAATGACGTTGGAACCAAGTTTTTTTAACTTGAGCAACTGGAGCTTTAATTACTTCTACGTTTTTGTAAGTCATAAGGATTTTCCTTTTATTTGCTCTGGTGGTAGATGAGCATAATGAAAGACCACCCAATCAAAAGGACGTAGATACTCGCTATCGGTGTTAAGATAATGAGAGCATCCTCCTTTGTGATTGCTAACTGGTCGATTACAGACTTGTATTCGACCCATTTAAGGCAGGCATTTGTGCTCTCTTCGACAATTTCACAGATGCTTGCCATTCCTTAAATTCTCTTAGTACAGTTATAAAAATGGACACAGTATTGAGCATGTACGCTGAACTGTTTGCCACACTTCTTGCACTTATACATAAACTGTGTCATATTAATTATTACCGTAAATTATTGATTTTTAACATATTATACATTATGCGAAATCGGGCATTTCTGCCCAGATTCCTATACTAAGCTACTGATTTAACTGGATTTGGTAGCTCTACGTGTTTAACAACATACTTAGTTGTTTTGCCTGAAGTAACCATTTCAAATGTAATATCTGCTTCCAACGGAAACTTGTGCTGACGTAACAACGTCAGGTTTGTACGGTCTTGCCAGTTAAAAGTCTCACAGGCATTACCAACAGAATTACCTTGAGACTGATCCAATGGAATCAGGCAGTACAAAGCTACATGATCATAATGACGACCATCATCTGTTTTAAAATCAACAGCTTTAGCACCAAGGATGGTTACTTTGTTTTTAAATTGCATCATTGCTACATTCTCCGAGCAGTTATAAGCACATGATCCAGACGCTTTGGATACGCAAGCGGATCAGAGCAAGAAATTAAATTGATGAGTTCTTCAGGTTCGAAGACTTCTTTAAAGATATTGATGTACTTACCGTACTGGTGCTTCAAATTCTTGATAGCGGTATCAAAGTTAATCTGTGCAGTCTTCTGAATTGTCTCAATTCGGGCTGGCTGCATATCTTCAGCAAGAAACTTAAAGCATGGATAAGCAGCGATAAAATATTCACTGGGTGCAAGTAACATATCGAATGGCAGTACACGATCTACAGACTTAAATTCAACCTCAGCACGTTGCCAGTTATCATTCGGATCACCTTCAGCACGACCCTTCTCATATAAACGTAAGAACTTACCTGATTCACGGCTGCCAATAGTTAGAGTACGACCACGACCATTAGGACGCTTCCAGTTACCTTTATGTTCTATATTTGGAGCACGATTACCACAGCTAAAGCCACCTAGCCCATCCTGCATATTTCCCCAATCAACGTTGATCTGTTTACCTTCAAAGTCATCATGAGCAATATCTACACGCGTCAATTTAGGTCGCTTCGCAAGTGATACAAGAAAGTGATAAAGCCTTAATTCCCAACCTGATTTAGCAAAATTACAACCTCTACCATTAATCATGATTAGAACAGTATTTCTCTGGCCACCAATACAGATAAAACCGAAGTCTTCACCTAGCACATAGCTTTCATCATAGAAATTTAGGCCCTTATGACGACACGAACTGGTTGTAAATCCAAATATATGCTCCAGGTGAATATCAAGAGCATCAACAGCAGCAGTAAAACGATGAGATTCTGTAATGAACTCATCTTCCTGCCAGAACTTATCCCCCATTGTTTCTATGCCAATGGTGAAGTTAACCCAATCAATAACAGCAATTTCATTGTCAGCAGGCATGCGGAATTCAACATGCTTTACACCATCATTAGTCATAAGCATGTGAGTTGATGGAATTGTATATAGTTCATGCCGCTGAAACGGGAGATCAGCATCTTGAGGCTGCGTATCAGAAACCGTTACCCCCATCTTATTAATGGGGGTTTTTAATCCCCCCCGTAATGCAGTGGGGTTTGGTTGTTTTTTATACTGACCCATTAGCAAATCCCCATTTCTCTAAAGTTGTTATTCTCAGCACGAATTGAATCACAGTACTCAGCAACTGAAGCTGACTTATAGCCCCACTCCACCATGCACATTTCAAGATGATGCAGAACAGCTTCTGATTCATAAGCAGGATTCCCTGAAATAATCATTTGTACTGCCCTGTCGAAAACTATCTTAGAGACGACTTCAAAAGCCTGTTCTTTATCCACTGTAACACCGTTACACGTTACATAATGGATGAACAGTAACACGTTACACCGTTACAAAGCAACACGTAATACAATACACTGTTACAAATTTAAGGAATTTATGATGGCTGAAGAATCGAAGGTATACCGCGTTAATCCAATATTTCTAAAACGGATTAAAAAAATATGGTTAGAGACAACAATTGAAACCAAAAAGAAAGTAGAAGAATCTGATGTAGTAAATGCGGTTCTATATAAATTCTTAGATCAAATCAGCGTATCTGATGTAAAAGAATACAGAAGAGAGATTAAAGGGAAAGATGACTAAAATAACTACATTTAGTCTAGATTGGGAAAAAAGATGGGCTTAGCATTATTCTGCTTAATATTTGGTTTTACTGTGGGTTACCTATGGAGAGATTCACAGTCAGAAAAAATTAAAAAAGAAAAAACAAAGGTAAAAAATAGAAATATTTATTTAAGCTACAACGAAAGGCAACGAGCAAAAATATATCATCAGAATGATGCTGAAAGAATAAGAGAACTAAACTTACTCTCTACAAATGAAAGTAAATTCATGAGGTTATTACAATACCAATTCACAGAACATAAAATTATTATTAAAGATAAGAGATTTTATATTGCAGACCAAGATTACTATCCTATTGCTATATTTGAATATCGAGATGGCACAAAAGAATTAAAAGTTAAAGATAATGAAGATGGTATTCCTGTCTTCCTATACAAAGCTATTATCTCAAGTGAATCAATTTCAGAAGATAAATTATCGCTTAATATAGGGTAAAACAAGTTTAATAGCAGTGTACCCTATCCTCTCCCATGCCTCCTTACACTCGTCGAAGCTCCTCGCGTGCGTCGGCATTGTCGATTTCGCATAATGCAGATTCATGTTAAATAACACCGATTTGCAGAGAAATGATTGCAAATCGGCTATGTAACATAATCTGGACTACATTATGCGAAATGGTCTTTATTAACCATTTGATTGTGTTGGGTTTTTCTTCGGCAATGGCTTAACACTGAAAATCTGCATTTGAGCACCATACTTAGTCTGTGACTCTACAAATTGAATTTCTACTTCTTGAGCATTGTCTGCACATTCAGCTAATACAGATTGAATCTGTTCAACTGGCATAACACCGGCTGCTGGAGTTAAGTTGTATCGCTGCGGTGAAAATACTGTTGTAGATAAATAAACTTTCTCTACACCATCTTTTTCAGTACGGTAAACAGATGGCAAAATTGTGCGTGTATTAAATTGAACTTGCATGGTAAAAGCCTCCTCAGGCAACTAAATGTAAGCCCGATTTAGGGCTATATTGTGAAACTGGAAGTTGATAATCAGCCGGATATTGATCACACATCTTGAGTTCGAACATACGAACAAATGGAATAACCTTGCCATTAGGATTCTTATGTAGGTTTTGAAGATGTGACTTAGAAATACCTACATTTAAAAGATTATTTAGTGAGTCGTAAAAAGTACGCTCGTTATATAGCTCTTTAGTTTTAACCCAGCCAACTTGACGCATAAGTGAATAAAACTTAAATGCATTATTCGCTTTTGTATAACTTGGCTTACCAGTTTTAGTGGTAGTAACTAGATTGGATCGGAGTAAATCCAAAACTTCTCCATCAGATGAAAAATTCATATATTTACCCTTCATTGT